GCGTCGTTCATGTGATCGAACCCTGCATCCTTGTCAGGTTCGCCCTTGTCGCTGTAGCACTGCAGCTCTAGGCATTCGATCACGCGGCGGCAACCCTGCGCCACCTGCAGCCGCACCTGCCCTTTGCCGTTCTCCAGCAGCGCCTGCACAGCTGATACCCGATCGCGCACTGGCGGGTTGCTGCGTGGTGACTGGTTTGACATGCCGTAGGACTCCAGGATCTGGATGTCGGTTTGGCTGGCGTTGGTGCTGCGGCTGCCGCCGCTTGCGTCTGGGTAGATGTAGATCTGCTGCTGCGGGTGCCGCCTGCGGATCTCTTGCGCCAATGCGTCGGTGTCATGCGCACCGGCGATCTCGTCAATCACCAGCAGGCCATTGCCAAGCCGCACGGCGATCACGGCAGACATGTTGCCCACGTTGAAGTCAATACCAACGCGGATTGGCTCGCGGGCGACGTCCGGCACTGTGGCGGCAACATGCTTTGCCCGATTGAACCTGTCATATACCTGCCCAGTCGTCAGGTTGACGAACTCGCCGTCGAGGTATGCCCGCAGCAGGCTCGGGTCGTAGTTCGCCTGCAGCCGTTCGATGAAGTCCGGTGGCAGGTGTGGATTGTCCGCCGTGCGCATTTTGATTAGCTGCCGGTCTGGCCGCTGCTTGGCATCATCGCTGCCGAATGTGTTCCACATCCACCGGAAGCCCTCTGGCGTTGATGCCGCGCCAAACTGCCGCACATTGCCCGAGCGCAAACGGCCGAGGATCTTAGGGAATGCCTTGTTAGCAATGCTGGGCGTCACGGTGTCGATCTCATCAGCCAGCACCCATGCAAGGTTCAGACCGATAATGCGCGACCAGTTCTCAAAGGATCGGCACAGGATCTTGGTATCGCCGCCCGGCAGGTGCAGCATGTACTCCGGCAGCGGTGACGCGCGAAATGTGTACGGGATGTCGTACGCCTCAAGGAACGCCTCAAAGTCCGTCTGCCAAATGTCCCGGATCAGTGGCCCGGTCGGCTCCATCACGCAGCCGATGAAACCCTGATTGACTGCCGCCAGCATCACGGCCTTAGCGCATAGTGCCCTGGTCTTGCCAGCGCCATAGCCAGCGCTGATACCAAGGATCTGCGTTGCGGTGTCATCTACGAACGCAAGCTGCCCAGGGTGCAGGTCACTTTGGATACGAGCGATCAGTTTGGCAACATCTACCGCGTCACCGTGCTGACCAAGTTGCTGCAGCACATGCCCTTCACGCGCTACAGCCAGGATGCTCATGAGCAGAGTTGTGCCAGCTTGGCTGCGGTATTGATAGCACCCAATGCGATGTGATATTGCCCAGCACGTCTTGCTTCCATCTGCAAGGTGCTGCACTGCGACAGCAGATCAGCCACCATTTGCGGGCGCTCGATGTCCCAGTCAGCTTTCAGTTTCTCGCGTGCAAGCCGCAGGTAAAGATCGCAGGCATCGTCTTTTACCCCCCAGTTTTCCCTGGCGTAGCGGATGCAATCCGAGCGCCTGCCACCATTGGCAATGATGCGCGCAAAGCGTTCAGCGCGTTCAAGGGTTTCAGCTTTTGGTCCACGTTTAGGAGCCATTTATGCAGCCAGCAACCAATTGTCGATCATGTATAGCATATATGGACTATTGGCGTCGATATTTCTCGTGAATGATTTTTGGGCATACTTTATTCCAGTCATGTGTGTGGTGAAGGCGTGGGTTGGAGTGCCCCATCAGTTCGATCCAGGTTGAGGATGGCGAGATCATAACTGTGTAGAAGGATTTGACATAGGTGCCATTTTCCTTGTAAGCCTCCGTGATACCACCAGCGTTTTGCTGTGTTTTTGCTTGATTGAGCTGGAAAGGACAGTATGTAAAAAAGAGCTTCCCAGTGGCTCCATGAGCAATGTAGGTATTGACATCATCGTTGAATTTGCCGATAAATTTGAAAGGGCGCTGCGTATCGCAAAAGAATGAGTTCATTGCTTTACGCAATACCCGTTTAGCTTTTTCAGGACTTGTGTTGTAATCGCCTCCTTGTGAGAAGGCAATGCTTGAAACCGATGGCGTATTTTCAAGAAACTCCACCGTACCGTCAAAGATAATATCAATGCTTTCCGAAACGCAGTTTACATATTTAGGGTTTGGTGATGAATTTATTTTGGCCATACGTCTGTGACCGAACCAGGTGTAGTCATCGTCTAGTTGACAGAAGAACCGGCACTTGACCTGCTTGGCTAGATCCCAGCAAGCATTACGCGCCCACAACGGAGTACGGCGATCCTTAGATGTATCGCATGAGTCTGTGATTTCAGCAACCTTTGCTTTTGAAAAGACAAGTACGCGGTCACCAAATTGTTTTTTGTACTGCTCGGCCGTTGGGTCTTCATCGTCAATGACGATAAACCACTTGCCGGTGTAGCCACACTTTTGAAGTGTATCAAGGGTTTTGATGTTATCCGGCCTGCGGTTTGACAAGATAAAGATACAGAAGTCGTTACGCATCGGGATGATCCTGTTTAAAAGATTGTTCTACGCGCTCATCAAGGCGCACAAAGCCGTTTTCTATGGCTTGCTCAAAGTCAATAATGACAAGAGCCGAGTCTTCAAATAACGACTGGATTTCTTTTGGTGCGGTTGCGTAGTAATCAGCAATCTTGCTGTAGGTAAATGCTGTGTGACGATGTGCCGCTAAGGTCAAGAAAACCTTGATGTCATCAGGGATGTCAGCGATTTGGATTTCAGCAATAAGCTGATTTGTTTTCGTTGCATCGTAAAGGTGTTCGGGCTTGTATTGCGTGCCACTTGGCTCATAAATTGGTGCAGTTGTTTTGTTTGTGTAAGGGCTGTCCTCGTCTATTGTTTCTTCAATTCCGAACAGCTCGTCTAATTCTTCCTTGTCAAACCATGTGCTGATGTCATGCTCTTCGCTGATTTGATGCAGCATGGCGCCATCCCATTCGCTAAGATCGCTGGTGCGGTTATCAGCAAGCGCAAGTCCAATTTTGTCATCTTCTGAAAGATCAGTGCGCCTTACGGCAATAATTTCAGAGCCATCGGTTTCAATGACACGAATGTTTTTAATACCAGCGGCCTTTGCACCTTCGATGGTGCCATTGCCTGCAAGGATGCGGTTGTCTTCGTCGATGACAATTGACCTAGCGGCCCCATAACGTTTTAGCGATTCAGCAATAAGCTTGCTGCTGCGATCAGTCCGTCGCCTGGCATTTCTATGATCGTGCTTCAGATCCTTTATTGATGTGACAACGGGATCTGTGGATACCTCGTCAAACGGAAGCATTGATAGCACTAACAACTTTGGTAGTCGGTTTCAATATACCTTATGTGGTTTGTTGCAGCAATAGTGGCATCTTCAATTGTTTTTGGCAAACCAGCGGCAAGAATGCGCATTGCTGAGCGGCCATCTGGCCAACGCACAAGGCAAAGGCTGCGCGAGCTTAAGTCGTACGAAAACTCGTACGCACCAACGGCTGTTCTGAGCTGAAAACGATGCTGCATTACACCATGCACCCGTGTTGTTATCGGTTATACAGCTTGCGCAAGGTTGCCGCAACGCATATTTCTGCTGTTGATCGGCCCACAGAGCCGCCCAGGAGGCGGTAAACGTGCTGAACCAGTGACAGATACTGATCAGGTGTCAGAGGCGCCTTAGAGACGCTGCTAGGCGTCTCCTGGCGAGCCAATGCGGTAGAGCGTATGAACTCAGCGCGAGACAGTCCGTAGACCTTTGCAGCGGTGTCAATTTTTTCAAGGGACTCGTCATCAAAGCGGATTTCGACTTTGCGGTTGAAAAGGCGTGGCATCAGAAAGGAAGATCGTTTGGCTGAAAGTCGCGTGGTGATGGGCCAGCTTCTACTGCTGGCTCCGGCTTAAAGTTGTACTCGTCTTGGATTTGCTGCCATTTGATGGCATTGACAGAAATCCAATCTCGAAGCAGGTTGCGTGGCTGGTAGGTCGCTGGAGATCCTGGCGCTGCATTGTCAAGATCGTTGATGGTGCAACGGCCTTTGGCAACCATTCTGGCCAGTGTATCACCTATGCCATCGAAGGTACCTAACGGCTGAAGTGTCATCGACGCGCCTCTGTAACGGCTGCTGCGTATGCGTCGTAGGCGTGTGGGTGCATGATATAGCGACCAAGCCCACCAGCCACATTTGGCAGTGGCGGGCAGTAGGTGTGGTAGCGACCAAGCTCGTCATAGCGACCAATCGGGTAGTCACCGATTTGGTTGTGGTCAATGGCCAGCTTGTCAAACGATGGTCCCTGAGTGCCGCGAAACACTTGCTTTGGCGGAAACGAGCGGTCCTTTTTTTCGCTGCAAGCCCAGATGTAGGCATTGGCAAGGCGTGTGTCAAACAATTCCATTAGCGGATCACGAACTGTGGTGCGGATGCCGCAGTGGCTTCAACGAGGTGCGGATTGAACTGCAGGTGACGGCTGTAGCTGATGCCAGCCCACTTGCCGTTGATCGCAAGCGTGAGCTGCTCCTCGACTGCACATGGACCGAGGTTGTGGTGAAACTTTAACAGCTCTGTGCACAAAAGCTTCCAAGCTATGTCCCCCTTGGAGCCTTTCTTGATTTTCCAGAAAGCTGTTACCAGATCCCTGTGCGGCTCAAGGTCTGGTGCCATTGGCTTGGTCTTCGTTTCGACCCTTTTTTCAGGTAAATCGGCATCTATCGATTCTATAGGTACGTTAGTACCTATGGAAGAGATAGAGGGATCTTGTTCATGGGATCTTGATTGGGTGCCTTTTTGGATACCAGGGTCGGTGTCTAAAAAGGCACTATTACTCCCGGTGCCTTTTTGGATACCACGGTGCCTTTTTGGCTCTTTGGTATTGGTGCCTTTTTGGGCACTGGTGGTGCGCTGCTTGCGGCGATCAACGTTGAGGTAGATGTGCCGCCTGCAGTGGTCGTCGTAGACGTAGGTAGCCCAGCCATTGGTGATCAGCCACTGGATGGCCGCCATGACGTCTCTACGGCTGCTGCCAAGTTCATGTGAGAGCGTTGTGACCGATGCGTAGCAGCCATCTGGGCTGCCGTTGCCGTGGCGATGAAGCAGCAGGTAAACGCATACGCGCTGCTTGCCGCCTGGTTCTGCAATCTGATCCATGATCTCGTGTGGACAGATTGAGAACCCTGTTGACCTAATTCGTGGCATACTGTGTCAGTCCATGTGCTTCAGCGTTGAGCTGGTTGCTCGGTATGCGTGGAGGCGCTGCCGAGCTTTTTATTTTTGCTGGTCAGGTTTGGTCGCTTGAGAGCCGCTAGCGACCATTGCTTCCTCAATGATTTCGCGCAGGACAGCGGTCCTTGGCTTCCAGTCTCCTTGCTGGGACTGCAGCCAGTTAAGCATTTCTTGACTGACGTCTACAACGACTCTTGGCATGGTTGTGCATGTGGGTGCCACACCAGTGTACAATGAAACCACAGGCCAGAGGCAGATGCTTTCACCATTGGTTGATCTTGAGTTTCACGCCGACATTCACCGGTACAGATATCGCGGGAATTGGCTGCGGTACAGCGTTAGCCGCATTGCGCAGCCGACAACACCTGAACAGCGAATGCGTTTTGAAGAAACACGGCATGTTTGGGAGCCACGTGGCAACTATGTGCATACCGCAGCAGAGGCGTTACTGCTTGGCCTTGAGCCTGAAGAAGGCGACTACAAGCCATGGGTTGATGCCTTGCGCAGTTGCTGGTTGCTGGAAGGCGCCAAAACAATAGCCGCCGAGTTTGGCGTTGTGATTCCGCATCATGAAGTAGCGGGCACATTTGACGGCTTGATCAAAACTTCAGACGGTGCGGTTGTGCTGCTTGACTTTAAGACCGTGCAAACCGATAAAGCTGTAGATGCTAGAAAGCCAGCCACTGCTCAGCTTGGCGGCTATCTTCATGGGCTCAACATCAACAAGCCAATGATTAGCGTTGACAAATGCTGTACAGTTGTGATTGGTCCTGGTAGGGCAAAGGTTATCAGTGAAGAGCCGGACGCATGTTTTGCTGCATGGGAAGATAAGCTGTCAATTCACAAGATAATGACTGAGCTGCCTTTCTGATGAACTGGACAAAGATATTGCGCGACGCAGGCATACCAGAGCCCCCAGGTCGCGATCAGGCATATGAAGATGCTGTTGCGATGACAACCGCTAGGTACGAGCGAGATGGCCGCAAACGGGCAAAGGGATCGAACACCACAAAAGTCAAGAAGGTTGCCCGCAAAGATTACGGGAAGTAAAACACCCGCGTGCATAGCAGTGCATTGTGGTGTATAGTAGTCATATCAGGAGGCAGCTCCTGACCTACCGCTACACATCCATGACCCTTCAAAACGTTCTTCAGTTCAAAGCCGCCGAGAAAGCTGCCAAGGATGCCTTCTATGCGCTGCACGCCATCGAAGCCAAGCCCGGCAACAAGCCTTCTGCCAAGTACACCAAGCTGCAGGCTGCCATGATCGCCGCCACCAATGCCCGCCAAGCTGCCATGACTGCCTACGCCGCAACCCTCTGACCCTTGCGCGTTCTTGTTGCCTGCGAATACAGCGCTCGTGTCCGTGATGCCTTTAGGCGTTGCGGGCATTTTGCTTTTAGCTGCGATCTGCTGCCATGCGAAGGCGATCCGCAATGGCATTTGCAACAGCCAGTCGAGGAGGTGCTCGGCAACGGTTGGGATCTGATGATTGCCCATCCACCATGCACGCATTTGGCGGTATCCGGCAGCAGGCATTTCCACCGCAAACAGCGCGAGCAAGCGGAAGCGCTAGATTTCGTGCGGCTGCTGATGGCGGCGCCAATCGACCGCTGGTGCATTGAGAATCCTGTCAGCATTATCAGCAGCGCGATTACCCCCCCCCATCAGATCATCCAGCCGTGGCAGTTCGGTCATGGTGAAACCAAGGCAACCTGCTTATGGCTCAAGAACCTGCCACGCTTGAAGCCGACGCAGGTGGTTGAAGGCCGCGAAGCCAAGGTACATCGGATGCCACCTGGCCCTAACAGATGGAAAGATCGCAGCCGCACTTATCAGGGCATTGCAAATGCCATGGCGCACCAATGGGGTACCATGGTGTTGCCAGCAGTTGTTGAACAGCTTTCCCTTGGTATGACGGAAAAATAAAAGTGTTAACACGCGACTAGGCAATGCATACCTTGTGCACCATGGTGTATAGTGGATACATCAGGGCACAACCCTGACCCACCGCTACGAACTCATGGCACTTCAGCCCTGCCTCAACACAATCGAAGACCAGCTTGCCTTCGCCAAGCAATTGATCAAAGAACACGATCTTGCCTATCAGCAGCACTTTGCGGCTGGCCGTCTTGAAGAGATGATGGAAGCCAAGCGCAAGCTGGCCAAGCAGCGCAACATCTTCGGCAGGCTACTTAAAGAAAAGATGGGCCGCTGATATGGAGCTGACATCACACGAGCTAGACCTGCTGTATGGTCTTACCCGCCTCGAGTCAATTGCACTGCGCAATGGCGACTACACCAAGCAGCCAGAACCCAACTCATATGCAGATGCAATTTACAAGCTAGACGCAAAGCTCACAGCTGACTTCCACAAACGCAATCAATCAATCAGATGACTTATGCAGTTTTCTGCTATAGCTTTGACAAACCCAGTATAAGAATTGCTAGCAACCTATCTCTTGATGAGGCACAAGCAATTTGCCGTGATCCAAAAACCAGCAGCAGTACAACAAAAGACCAAGAGCTGCTCAAAAGATACGGTAAGGGCCCATGGTTCTACGGATACACGGAAGAATAACTATTCGCCAATCATCATGACAGCCATTCAAGAAATGACCCAACGGGTCGCATTGATTTCTGCATCCATTAAAGAACTAGAGGCTGAAAAATCTGATTTGATCAGCCAGCTTTCTGTTGCCTGGTCAATTGGCGATCTTGACGAATACATTGACGACAGCGGCAATGCTGTTGTTGGTGCCGTAAAGATCGAGCGCCGGTCAAGAACTACATGGGGTTATTCGCCAGCAGTTAAGGCACTACAAGAAAAAGAGCAACACACAGGCGCTGCTGAAAGAAAAGTTACCACCTATATTTGTGTGACCGATGCCAAGAAAAAGTGACTGTAACGTTCTTTGTGGAAGGCATCAGCCGACCGCAAGGCAGCAAGCGATCATTAGGCAATGGTCGCATGATTGAAGCAAGCCCGCACATTAAAAGCTGGCGCCATGATGTACGCTACGGAGCACAGCATTATCGACCAGCGTCATGGGAGACTACTGCCCCCATGTCTGTCAGCATCGCATTTCGCTTCTTGCGGCCAAAGTCGCATTACAACAGCAAGGGAGAGCTAGCGGCCAAATCACCAGCTCGCGCTACCAGCAAAAGCATTGGTGATATCGACAAGCTGGTGCGCGCCATCCTTGATGCACTTACCACTGTCTTATTTGATGACGACTCACAGGTTGTAGAAGTCAACGCATACAAGCGTTACTGCTCTGCAACCGAGCGCCCAGGCGCAATCATTACATGCACACCTCTTCTCAAATGACCTATCCAAATCTTGCTGGTGTCATCACAAAAGATGACGTACATAGCAAAGGCACCGGCAGCTACGCAGCCTCTTATGTTGCATGGGCACGAATTGCAAACCACCTGCATACACATGCACCAGGCTGGGAGTTTCATCTAAAGCCATCACCAGATCGTGACCACATCTGGAAAGCACCAGACGGTACTGGCTATCTCGTCGGTTACTTCACAGGTCCAGACGATCAGGCAACAGCTGACTTTCCGTTTCCTGTCATGGACAACAGGAACAATGCCATTCAGTTTGACAAGATCAGTGCCCGCGCATTGACCGATGCACACCGCCGTGCGCTTTGTGCTTGCGCTGCGTTTACGTTGTCGCTTGGCTACGAACTGTGGGCAAAGGAAGAAGTGGCAGAGGCCGGTGCAACGATTGCAGCAATACCATCTGCGGCACCAGTAGAAGCCAAAGCAAAGCCAGCCGCTAAGGCAAAGCAGGAGCCTGTAGCGGAGCCTTCCGCAAGCACGCCAGCGGCAATCAGTGCTAAAGATATGCCGATCACTGAGGAGGAGTACAACCTGGTTATTGGTCTGCTGTCAGAAGTGCATCAAAACACACCAGACAAGATTGTGGAGCTAACTAAAGCATTCCGCAAGCAATACGATCTTGACTCAAAGGCAGCACTGTCTAAAGAGATCAAGACACAAGGCCAAGTCGAGTTCATCAATGCGTTTCTGTCTAGTTAAGGCTTGACGGTTACGCATCACATCCAAACGCTATCAAATCATGTTGACCATGACCGCTGTGGGCAATCTTGCCCGCGACCCTGAAATCAAAACTGTTGGCGACAACGAAGTTGCAAACTTCACCATCCTGTGCAATCGCAAAAGCAAGAACGGTGACATCGTGACAGCGGTGGATTGCTCTGTATGGGGCAAACGCTGCCAGGTGATCGGTGACTTCCTTTTCAAGGGATCACAGGTAACCGTGACTGGCGATGGTTATGTCGAGCAGTACGACCGCAAGGATGGCGAAAAAGGCGCCAAGATCGTGCTGCGGGTAAATGACTTCAGCCTGCCGCCTAAGGCAAAGCCGCTGGAAACACCGTTCTGAACACCACCAACAACTTGTGGACGCAGCCGGGGAAACCCGGCTTTTTTGTTACAGATTTGTAACTGAGGTATGTACTTCCTGTGCATGGTGATGTACTATTGATACATCGGAGGCAACCGGCCCTCCCCCGCTACACAAATCATGACCGCTTCGACCATCGCCTTGCTACTAGCCCTGCTGTTATTGCCGCTGCTGGTGCTGCTATGGGCAACAGAATCCACCAGTCAGCGCGCACACCGCTTACGCGGCTACGGCTGGTCACAACGGCGCATCGCCAGTCACATGGGTATCACCCGCTATCAAGTCTGCAAGGTGCTTGCATCATGACCGCTATCCCAACTATTCACCTAAACGGCACCAGCGGACAAGACCTTCGCCGCGAATACCAAACCGCATACAGAGCAGTCAAGTTTGCCATCGATTCTCTTTGCGAGGCAACCTGCAACGGCCGTGACTACTACCCACAAGAGGCTGACGCATACTCCCAGGCATACGCAGAACGCCAAGCAGCTCTATGCAAGCTGCGCGATGTAGAGACTTACCTAGAGGAAGTGCTGATGGGCATCATGGATCAGCTTTGACTTACGCGGCCCGCCAGAGCCGCACCCAATCTGGCACCTACCGCTACATACACAACCATGGCAGAACTCACAATCTACGAAAAGAACGGTTTTGCAACACGCGAAGACTACCTTGACTCTTTGCGAGAAGATTACGGCGATGATGCAGTTGATGCCCTGACTTCAATCTTGCCGCCTAGCGAGGACTTTGATGGACTAATCACTTCACTTGAGGACATGGCTGATGACTTCTGAGCAACTTCCATTGTTACCAACTGAGCTAACCGCAAAGTTTTTGTACTTATGCAAAAATCCTACTATTAACGGCACACAGCAAGCAAAATGCAGCTTCTTGCATGACGGCAAAGAGTATAGGGGCATTTTATTTACCCCAGATGGCGAACAATGGTTTGAAAAGGTGGCACAAGACACGCTGATAAAAGCTTGCCGAATCAGCCCATGCGACAACGAAAAGTACCCCGGCGAATACAAGGGCACCGCACTGCCGCTAAATCAGCAACCACTTGAGATGCTGTATACACCTGTAAAAACAGAATCAGTGGTTATTGATATGTCACTGATGCCCGTATATCTGCGGGAAGCTGCGGCAACCATAGAAACACTGCTGGCAGCATCTAATAAAGCGCCAGCAGCACAACCGCAAGATCAAGCTCAGAAGAAACTGCCATACAGGTCTATCGTCCAATGGGCAGACGAAATTGCAAAAATCATCGGTGCTAACAGCACATTCCAAGTCAAGCCGTTTTCGGCTCTTTCCTTCAATGGCTACATGGATCATTACTTTGATGATTTCTGGGAAGGAGATCTAGAAGTAATCAAAAACGGCCCCAGGTGGCGGCAGCAAGTTTCCTCCGCATTGCGAAGACTTGTTGATTGCAGCTTTATCGAGCATGCACCTGGCATGCAAAAGCATTATCAAGTAACAGCAGACACCCTCGCTCAACTTTTCTAATCATGGTCACCAATCACTGGATTAACCGCATCACTGTTCTGGTAGTAATGTTCGCCATCTACGCCGTTGGATATGCCGGTGGCCGCGATCAAGCCACGCTGGCGCACTACAATCATCCCGCCTGCAACACAAATCTTAAGCCATGAGCAATAACGACATTTACTGGACACTTCAAACGGCAATCGAATACGGCGGTGGCTTTTACAAGCGACTGTCAGAAGCGACGCTCTTAGCCGATCCGAACAACCGACGCCGTGTACTTCAGGCATTTCCTGAAATCATGCAGGTCTATGGACCGCAAACTCATTTTCATCAACAACTGAGGCATTCTTGATTATGATTGCCACCACGACTGACTACGAAGTTCTCAACCAAGAACACATAAAAGCCAACAGTGAGCTGAAGAAAATCACTCATCATTTAATTGCTATTGCTAATGCAATGGCTTTTGCTAAGTCCCATTTCAGTTCAGACGATGAATGGACGTGGGGCGACGAGTTAATCACTGGGATTTGCGGGCCACTGGAAGAATTGCTGCATAAAACGGCTGAGTCAGTCTTTATTGCCAAAACAAGGCAAGAAGCAGCTTGCCAAGCTGTGTCTGAATACCACAAAGCAAAAGCTAAAGCCAACCTAGAGGAACAGCAATGAGAGAGCCCCTGCTTGTAATTGCACCTAAGCAAACGCCTGTTATCAATCGACTACATGAAACAATGGATCAAGCACTGGCATACGCTGGCGCCATCCGTGATAATGCACAAGACGACGGTCAACCGATTCCGCTTGAGTTAGTGGCTTCATTCCAAGAAACCTATCAATCAATCGTAAACATTCTTGCGGAGGCCGCCAGTGCTTGATCCGGTTAATCATCCTGAGCACTACACTGCAATATGAAACTGACACTAACACAAAGTGACTTAAACCAAGCACTGAAACTTGTGAGTCGCGCCGTAGGCAACGGCAGGTCACATCATCCAATCCTGGCTAGCGTCTTGCTTAAGGCTGACGATAGCAACTTGTCAGTCACTGCGTACAACTTAGAACTTGGCATCACAACAGGAGTGCTAAGCATTGTTGATAAAAAAGGCGCAACAGCAGTGCCGTACAAGCTACTGTCTGATATCGTCAGCCGACTTGACCAGGATGCTGCTATCAGCGTTCAACACAAAGACGACTTTCTATTCCTAAAGACATCTGCGGGCACGTATAAGATCGCAACAGCACCTGCTGATGACTTTCCAGACCTGCCAGTCGTTGACACTGGTGCTGCCACAAAACTTTCCATATCGGATGCGCTTAAGGCAGTTTTGACTTGCTGCAGCGCCGATGAATGCAAGCAAGTATTGACAGGTGTACACCTGACAGTGCATGACAAGGTATTGCGGCTCGAAGCTACAGATGGACACCGACTTGCTATTCGCAAACTGCCATGCGATTCTCCCGACTTAGATCTACTGTTGCCATCAAAAACAATGCAGCAACTGCTAAGGATGGATGCAGCGCAGGTTTCAATCTTATCCAGCAAGCATCAGGTCACTATTGTTGACGAAGACGGGACCATCGTTGTCAGTCGAACAATAGACGGAACATTCCCTGGCGTGGACAAATTGATCCCGAAAACGTTTGAGCATCATTTAAGTATTGATCGCCGTAGGTTGATTCAATCACTAGAGCGAATCTCCGCTGTCTCTAGCGGCGGTACAAACATCGTGAAACTAACAGCAGATGAAGCAATTGGCATTTTGTCTATCACGGCAGAATGCGAAGCAAGCAGCGGCCAAGAGTCAATTACTTGTGGCGGTACGTTGCCAGACCTGGCGGTTAATGTCACATACTTGCTGGATGCGCTTAAGCACTTTGAAGGCGAGTCTATTGAAATAAAAGCCAACGGGCCAACAACTCCAGTTGTTATGAAGCCTGACGGCAACGACAACGAGCTGTATTTGGTCATGCCTGTGCAGGTGAGGTAATGACTGATCCGATTACCCCACCGCCTGAGCTGAGCGTGCAGCGGTTTGAGTTCCTGCCGCGCGTCAAGGTTGAGGAGGACGTGTTCTGATGGGCTACTTGATCTGGCTGCTGATGATGGCGACTGCCTTTCTGGCGATCGGCAATCATCCCTGGCTGGCGTTGATGACCATGGTCATGGCCTTTGTCGTGAGGTGCTGCTGTGATTGAACTCTCCCCCGCCGCCAGGGCGGTGTTGGATGCTGCCATGCAGTACGAAATCAACCCTGAATGCTACTCACGGGAGATTGCTGCCGCCGCCCTGAAAGCTGCTGCTGATCAGGTGGTGCCTCTCAGCTATGAGGACTTGTGGACCGACGGAAGAATGCTTCAGTATGAAAAGCGCGATCCTGTGCGCGAAAAGTTTCTCGCCATCGCCGCCGAGCTGGAGGGTGGCAATGACTAACTTCCGCGCCCTGTGCGCTGAACTGGCTGATTCCGTAGAGCTGTTGCTTGAAATGCGGAGCAATGATCGACCGATGCGGGTAACAGAGGATCGCCTCAACCGCGCCCGCGACTTACTGGCTCAGCCCGAGCCGCAGGGGCCAACGGATGAGGAGCTGTTGCGCATCTACCGAGTAGCAACACCTTGTTACCAAGTCGAAGAGTACAGAAGAGAGTTGGACTTCGCCCGCGCCGTCTTAGCCCGCTGGGGCCGCCCCGCCACTACTGGAGAACAACAATGACTGACTTTCGTGCGCTGTGCGCTGAGCTGGTGGAAGCACTGCACGCTCACACCTCGCTGTACGAAGGGCATGAGTGCGATCTTGTTACCTGCGCCCGCGCCGTCCTAGCCCAGCCCGAGCCGCAGGGGCCGACGAATGAGGAGCTGCTGGCATCAGTGCGTCACTTTTATGGCGATCAGGCTGCTGCCGACATGGGAGCAGAAGACGATCTGCGTACAGCCCGCGCCGTCTTAGCCCGCTGGGGCCGCCCCGCCATCGAGCCGGTGCCGGTGAGCGAGGGGATGCCTGGCCCGGAGGATGTAAACGACGATGGCGAAGTATGGGTCGAAGAGCCCGCTTACGATTATCCGTTGGGTGACACTGGCGATTACGACAGCGAGCCCGGCAGATGGGTGCTAAGGCCGCTCTCGTCCCTTGATAAGCGCTTCAAACGACGCTGGCTCCCCAACGGGGCGCTGCCGGTGCCTGTAGTGGAGGGCGCCGATGGCTGACGCCCTGCTCGCCCTCGCCCTGCTGCTCGCCCTCGGCGCAGCGATTGAGCTGTGCATCAAGGCGATCTTCGTGCGCCTGCTGCCGTTGCTGCTGAGGCTGCCGTGAAACCACTCCAGCTGTACCGCGTGGCATTCAGCCACGCCGCACCGCTCCACCTGATGGCCCGTGACCTTGCGCACGCCATCACCAGTGGCAAGGAGCTGTGCCCTGATGCTCAGTTCCTCAGCGCCACGCTGATGCCCGAATGGGACAACACCGATGAAGCGTGATGCCTTGCGGCTCAGTCAGCACCAGTTCATTGAAACCAGCCGTGATCACAACGGCCGGTATTTCATCGCCTATTCAGGTGGTGCCAGCGTGTTTGTGCGCGACATTGCTGACCTTCGTCGATTTCTCAAGCTGCCGAAAGGCTTGCCCATGAGAGAATCACTTGAATCATGGCTCGCCAGTCTGGGCGATCAAGATGCCTCTCAACAACCTGAACCATGAGCACTGACAGCATTAAGGATTACCTGACCGAGATCGGTCGATTTCCGCTGCTGACTGGTGAGCAGGAGATCCAGTTATCCCGCCAGGTGCGGCGGATGATTGAACTGCAAGCCATGGAAGGCGAACGCACTAAAGAAGAGATGCGCGCGATCAGACGCGGTCAGCGTGCGCGTGAAACCATGATGAACTGCAACCTACGGCTGGTAGTTCACATCGCCAAGAACTACGTGACCAGGCTCAAGTCTAATGGCCTTGAACTGATGGACCTGATCCAGGAAGGTGCCATCGGTTTGAACCGCGCCGTTGAGCTATTCGATGGCACCAAGGGCTACAAGTTCTCCACCTACGGCTACTGGTGGATCCGTCAGTCGATTACACGCGCGATTGATACCAAGGAGCGCCTGATCCGCGTGCCGCAGCATGTACTGGATGCCACGTACAAGATTGCCAAGATGCAACGTGAGCATCTGCAGCAACATGGCAGGCCGATGTCAACAGCAGAATGCGCTGAGCGAATGGAGATGAGTCAGCACGAGCTGCAATCGCACATTATGCGAAATGTGCCGCACAGCAGCCTAGATCAACTGGTCAGGGATGATGGGTCGCCATTGGTTGACATGATCGTTGACGATCATCAGCCTTATGACGATTCGTTGTCCGTGGAATACTGCGAGCAGCTGCAGCTGGCGTTGTCATTCCTTGCCGACCGGGATCGCGATATTGTCGCCAGCTACCACGGATTAGGAGCGCCTAAAAAGACGCAAGGCAAGATTGCTGAAGAGCTTGGCATAACGCGCAGCGCGGTTGGCCAGATCCATGATCGGTCGATGCGGCGGCTTCGTTTGATGCTCACCGAGAAACGCTGATGTTTCAAGATGGGCGATGTGACCAGTTGCTTGCTGAATGAGTCGCGTGTAGTAGGCATTCTGCTTAATCAGCGAGGCACACAATGATCGCACATCCCTATCGTCTGGATGTATCAATGCGCTGCGTGATTGCGCTTCGATGCGCAGTTCTTCCTCGATGGTCCATTTGACCATCATCCACTCACCCCATGTCATGGTGTCATATCTTCAGTCCATGCTTCAATCTTAGATTGCCGCTCATCCGTCCATGATGACTGCAGCTTGAACCATTGCCGCCAGTGTTCACTGCCTTTGCTACGGTTGCATTCGCGGCAGGCTGGCACAAGGTTGCTGACGACGGTGTTGCCACCTTTGTGGCGCGGCTTGACGTGATCCAAGGTGTCGGCCGCGGCATCGCAATAGGCGCAGCAGTGCTGCCATGCTTCGAAGATTTGCTGCCTGAACCGTTGCTTTGCGGAGCGCTTGGGGACGAGAGATGTGCCATCAATCTGATGATCCACGCAACTCCGGGATGGGTAGGACGTTAACCGAGAGGCCCAGGATGTGATCGTTAGATGGAGCCAATTCTGTTAGGCGAGAAACGAAATCATCACTAACGGTTTCGGGGTCGTCGTCTTCGCTTTCGACGACGATGGTGTACTCGATCTCTAGGACGTATTGCCTCATGTCGTCGGAGTGCAAGTGATCTCAACACCTCCGCGTCTGCGTGGTCGTAGCGTAAGCCAGATTCCGCCGAGTGACTTTGGCATCACAATACGCTCCACCGCCCAGCCGCCGGTTCCTCCAAACTCTTCCTTGTAGGTGCCGCACTGTACGTGCCAGCGCTGCTCCACCCATGCGCGACCGTTTTGATCGACGCGGTAGCAGGAATGAGCGACGATGCTGCGCTCATGGTTGTGACCATTGACCAGTACATCAGCATCTGGAGCGATCGAGGCATAGCGACCGCCGCCCATGGTGCCTTTGGTGATGATGCCGCCCCATGCGCCATGGTGGAAGAACAACATGCAGCGCCTGGTCTTGCTGTTGTTGTCCTGCGTAAAGCTGAACCTGATCCAGCCTTGATAACCCATGTGCTCGATGTTGCTGCCGTTGTTGCGCATCAGCCTTACAACATTCTCCAGTGGGTCAATCTCCTGGTTATTGCTTACGGCGGTTTCATGGTTGCCATCACCTGCCATGAGGATGATGTCTTGCCATGGCTTGAAGAACTCAGCCGCCTCACTGAATACGAGGTCAAAGTAATTACCGCCTAGGTGTTCGGGGCGAATGTCGCCCTTACTTGCTCTGCGGTCCTTCTTGCCTTGCATCAGGCAGAGCACATCTCCGAACATAAGAACGTGGCCATTCTGCGCTCGGCATTCATCGAGGTGCTTGCTCAGCAGCTTACGGTCACACTTTGGGTTGTCTAAGTGAATGTCACTTAGTAGCAGGAATGTCGCTGTTTCACTGAACGCTGCGTAGGGGATGCGCAGCTCTAGAAGCTCTGGCGTCTTGCGAATAGATGTGATGTTCACAAGACGGGGCTCCGTGTGTACTTAGCCTAAGGGGCGTGGCTTACAAGCATCGCCCAGCCAGTACCGGGGCCATCAACCTCCCAGCGGCGCAACCAGTTTTTACGGCTGTAGGCGATGCCGGCACCTTTGGTGTGGTTGACGTAGCCGCCGTTCACCATGTCAGCTTCGCCGTTCGGGTCATTGTGGATGTAGGCATCGCTGGTAGTGCCGATAATTACGGACCAATGGCCACCGCCGGTAGGTGCGCCGACAGGCCCCTTGTGTAGCCAGCCGACCATTACGGGGCGCCCTGCCTGCAACTCAGTGTCGATCACGGCGGCATTGCAGTTCGTGCGCAGCCGCGCTGTAAGTCCTAAGGATTGCAGCGCTTTGATCTGCGCTTGCGCGTCGGTGGTGTCGCCGTACTTGGCGCGGATCTTGTTGTAGGCATCGTCGCCGCTCACCTTGCCGTAGAACTTGGCCACCATGGCAGCGCTGCTGCTGAAGCACTCGCGGTAACCTGTGCCTGAGCGGTTGTCGTTCTGCGCCTCATACGGCACACGCAAGAGGATGCCCTGCTGTTGCAGTTGCGGGATACCCTTCTGCCACAGTGCCCCTTCGGCCTTCCGGCGGCGCAGCAAGCCAGCCTCAACGACACTGCCAGGGTTGCGGTAGAGCAGCATGGCTGCTGGCACCGATGGCCAGTCCTTATCGCGCAATGCAGCGCTGATGGTTTCAAACCCAGCACTGCCGTAGAACCCAATGCCGAGGTTGTAGGCAAAGCTGATCAACGCGCAGCGCTGCGGATCGCTCATGCTTGCCCAGTGCGGGATTGCACGCAGGCGGTCTGCGATGCGGTCCACCTCAAGGCGGAGCAGCATGTCAGCTTCGATGACGTTGATCTTGTCGCCGCGCTTGACCGGATCGCCAGCGCCATAGCGCGTGGTGCCGTATCCGATCGTCCACGGATCGCCGCCGCTCAGCGGATCAGGATAGGCGCTCAGGTGGCAGCCCTCAAACTCCTTGATGATCTGGATCGCATCGGCCAGATCGGTCTGCACACCGGCTGTGCTCCATGTCTTGAACCATGGCTGATCGCGGCTCAGAAGGCGCGGGCCAATGGCAGCTTCCAGCTCGCTGATCGCCGCCAGCTGATGCGGCAGCCCCTTGAAGTACCGAAACAGGTCAACCAGCCTGAGCTGCGTCATGGCCGTTGCAGGTGTTGCGGTACTGACTGCCGGTAGCTGAATGCGCTTTTGATCTCAGACCAGATGACAGGACTTAGCATGGCGGCGACAACGGCAAGGATCACCACCTGCGCCATGCGCGTCTCCAGTCGGCCAACGCGGACGCCTAATCCGCTTCGCTCAGTCTTGTCGGAGATGGCGGCATCCAGCAGCTGTTTGAGCTGGCCTTCCAGCACGCCGATGGCGCGAAGAATCTCGCCGTGCGTTGGCTCAGTCACCGCTTGCGGGAGGCAATGCCACGCAGTGCGCCGAGGATTAGCTGGGTCCAGCTGTTAGCGCGAACGCCAGGCACGATTGCCAGCAGTTCAGAGCCCGCCAGCAGCGCTATGGCAATGCTGGTGATGTCTTCTGGTGTGGGTGCCATAGCTGCAAACTGGTCGCATCAGCAGTCTAGCGACTGCGATTCTGGCGCCATCAGTCATGCGCCTTGATCATCACGTAGCCAGCGGTGACGCCTGAACCGGCGGTGCTCACCCTGACGCGCATCAGCGCAGCGTTGATGTCCTGCACCGTCAGCTGCACCGTGGAGCTGGCCACAGCGGTGAGCGGGGTGCCGATTGCGTACCAGCTGGCGCCGTTGTCGTCGCTGCCCTCCATCTGGAGCGCTGGTGCCGTGGTGGTGATTGCGCCGACGTTGACCACCAACTGAGCGCGGTTGCCTGCGTCCCTGGTGTCCAAGCTTGGCGTTGTGCTGTTGAGCGTGGTGAGCACGATGCTGCGATCAATCAGCTGGCGCACGGCTTCGGAGCTGTTGCTGTTCTGCAGGCGGTTGATCGCCCTGGTGAAGCTCGGGCTGGTGCCAGCGACGGTCTGCACATAACGGACGCGGTTGCCAACAATCCTGATCAGCGGTGAGCGGTAGATGCCCGTGCCGGTAATCCTCGGGAAGTCGTAGACCTTGAACCAGTTGGTGCCGCTGTCGTCGGATTCCTCGATGGCCACATCCAGCGTTGGCGTGGTGCCGCTGACTGCAGTGACCGGGATGCTGACGCTGTAGCTGGTGCCAAACGTCGGTGTGAATGCCGCCGTGGTTGTGGTGGTCGCCAGCGCAGCGGAGGCCACATCCGCGATGATGCCCGGCAGCGCCAGGTTGGCAGCGGTGACGGCTGCGACGGTGCCGGTGCCGATGTTGGCGGTGACGGTGCCGCTCACCGGCTGCGTGCCCAACGCACCGCCCAGCACCTGCACCGGCAGCGCATGGCTACCAACAGGATCGCTACTCGCTACTCGAATCTTCTGCCGTCCCTGATCCTCAATCTGAATAAATCTGGTCGTCAGTGTGGTGGTACTGGCCGGCGCAGTGCTGCCGTTCTGCACCACGATGAACAGATACAACTCCGTCTCAGGATCAGGAACGTTCTCGATCCTGCTGGCTCGGTTTGTCCATTGATAGCCGGTGTTGCTGGCCACCAGCGCATCAGAAAATCCGGCCGTGAATACGTCCAAGTTGATCTGCCCGACATGGCCTGCCGATGCAGTGGTGTTGATCGTGGCGGTGGTGTTGCCGCTGTTCCAGCCGCGGCGCTGTGCGTCGAAGCTGGCATTGGTCGCAGTGGTGCCGCTGTACTCCAACTGGATGTAGTTCCAGCCGTACAGGGTCAGGGTGCCGCTACCGGATGCCGGCCATGCTGCAACGGTGAAGTTAATTGTGAGCCCTGAGACGCTGGCAATGGCATAGCGGCCTGGGATGCCAGCGGCGCCAGTGATTTGCGACAGTCGGACGCTCTGGCCGACATTGGCCGCTGTGAACGGGTTGGTGGTTGGGAAGGTAACCGTGACGCTGGTGGCGCTGTTGATTGTGTAGGACAGCGCCGCACCAATCAAATCAGCCAGCTCGTATCTGAATGTCTGGTTGGCGATCCTCTGAGACAGGATCACCTTCAGGCGTGCCAGCAATGAGCCTGAGAACGTATCAATCGAGCGGATCACCGTTTCGCTGTTGGCGGTGGTGCCGGTCGTGATGACAAGGTTCCCGCTCGACTGGTTCACCGTCATGCCGCTGCCCGTCTGCAGCAGGGTGAAATCCTCAGCCGCTTTGCCGACGATCCCGCTGCCAACTTCAGCAAAGCCCGCACGCATGAATGCTGGGCTGGTGTTGATCACCTCTACAGGCGTGGCCCGCAGCTCGGTGTCTGTCAGCCCGCCACCGCCAGCCGGCAATACCACCGGCAGCCGGCCGCTGTCCAGCGCTGGAAGCTTCCCGTTCACTGCTGCCAGCGTCGTCTCTGTTGCAGCGCCAGTCGGGAGCGGTAGGGCGCTGGCGCTCACCGGCTGCGTGGCCTGCCAGAAGGTGCCAGACACCGGCACCGCTGTGGCTCGCAGCTCGGTGTCGGTCAGCGGGCCAGAGACTGCAGCAGTGCCTGTGATTGACACGCTGCCGCTGATCGGTTGCGTCGCCTGAAAGAAGGTGCCACTAACCGGAACCGCCGCAGCTCGCAGCTGTGTATCAGTCAGCGGGCCGGATACCGGCTGCGTGGCCTGCCAAAATGTGCCCGACACAGGCACGGCGGTGGCGCGGAGCTGCGTGTCCGTGAGCGGGCCGGTTACGGCTGGTGTACCGCTGATTGACACGCTGCCGCTAACCGGCACGGTTTGGTCGTTGGCGATGTTGACGGAGATGCTGTTGGCGGTGGACTTTGCGCCAGTGCGGGCCTCCAGCCAGGTCTTGATTGCGGCAACTGTGGCGTCGAGTGCGAGCGCCCCAAAAGCGTTACGAAGTGCCATTAGATGCCGTCCTCAATCCAAAGTGTAAGATCACCACCAGATGTGTCCCACCAGGCGTATTTCGTTGCGCCGCCTAGTTCGCCGCTGGTGGGTTGCGTTGCTTGGATGAAAGTGGGGCTGCCGGTGCTGCTGCCGGATGGTCCGGCCGGTCCTTGCGGTCCTGTTGTGGTAGTTGTAATTACCGTGGTCGCAGGTACAGACACGGCAACGGTTGTGTTATCTCCCGTCGTTACATTTACGGTATTTGTGGACTCACTTACATTGACGGAGATCATGCTGTGTATCCCTCTTTCACGAAAATAATACCTTCTAGGTAATACTCCTTGAGGCCGCTGGGATTTGTGAGCAATACGTCGTAGTAGGCGGTGCTAGGGAATGTAGCAGTCTGATCGTCTGTAAGCGACAGCGCAATAGTGCCCGTAGTTCTATTGGTGTAGCTTACGCTGAAATCAGCGTATTTTGTGGTGCGAGATTCGTCCCATGCTTGTGCGGCAACAGTCCAGCTTGTTAGGTTAATGGGCGTATTGGTGTCGCTATTGAACTGGAGCGTAACGCTATAGTCCGCCCTGCGCTGCAGGGTGATGTTGTAGAGTCCGGGAGAGATCGCCATAGATCCAGTTTAGGGACTAGACGCCGTACCACCGGCCATGGTAACCGTGACTATAGAGGCTAGGCCGGAAGATGCTGCGGCGACCACAGCTGGCACGCTGATTAGGCTGATTGTGACGTTGACGTACTCGGCGGTTAAATGGTCTTCCTGCGGCTGTGCAGCGTAGCGCCAGTGCGTAGAGGTTGGCACCAGATCGGTGAAACTGGTGTGGCCAACCCAGGCTTCAGTGCTGAGCGGGAAGGCGATGTAGCCGCCCTGTTGCTCGCGGTAGTGATCACGCAGCAGCTTGGCCTGAGCCTGCGTCAGTGCAGCAAAGCTCAGTTCAAGGATGTGGCTGTAGGCGGTGGTGCCATGCCGGAAGCGGATGCTGCCACCACCGAAGCCCTTCTCCTCGGTGACGGGAAAGGTGCCCATGCTGTAGCGGCGTGTGGCCGGCTCCAGCGCCGGGAAGGTGGCCATCAGTTCTGCAGCGTGATGACGCTGCTGCCCAGGCTGAAGGTTGCAGAGCTGCTCGAAACATCAGCGCCAAAGTCCACATAGCAGACCAGTTCATCGCTAGATGCCGTGCCGCCGCGTGATTTGTAGATCACAGCAGCCCTGGCGGTGATGGTGCTGCTGGCCCAGTTCACAGCCGCAAAGCTGAGGGTGACGCGATCGTTGGCGGTGTCCTTGGTGACGGTGCAGGCGCTGGTGACGCCGCCAGCGGTGTAGCCGGTGCCGCTGACTTCGTTGGTGACATCATCACGCTTGTCGTGCGTGTCTTTGTTCGGACTGTAGGCCGATGAGACCAGCATCACCTTGAAGGTATCGGTGTCCGCGTCGATGGCACCACGAGCCATGTCATCAACGAATGAGTTGTAGATCAGGGAAGCCATAGTTGATGCTCAGATGAATTCATTCTGCCGAGATGGCAGGCGGCTGCGGCCAGGTAATGTCGAACGGGTTGGCAGCATCGGCCAAGTCGCGCAGGGCCTGGCGGTAGGCGGCCCAGCCTTCACGATCAGCGCCTAGGTCGTAGTCAGCAATCTGCGTCCAGTCGCTGGCCTTGAGCAGCTCGATGCGCCGCTGGCGGACCTTGGCGTATTGCGCCTGCAGCTCATCGAAGTTGTAGGGACGCACCAGGAACTGCGTGCCGTCCCAGTCGAT